TATCTTTAGTAGATTGATATACTCTATATCAAACTTGTCTATTTGAACAGTATTGGTTCTGATATCTTTAGCAACATAATTGATTAGTGGTTTATCAGTAATAACGACAGCTGCCGCATGCTTACCAGTATAGTGAGCGTGTCCTTCTAAGTCTCCAGCAATCTTCATCGCTGGATACTTCTTGATAAATTGTTGTCCAATTTCTAGTTCTTCAAACGTATCTAATATACAAAAGGTAGCACGCGAGTCACCACCTGACCTTCTTAGTATTGAATCCTTAACTGATTTAGTTTCCCAATCTGGTATTTGTAATGCCTTAGCAGCATCGGATATCGCTGACTTAGGCTTATATCTCAATACAGTTCCAAGTCTAGCTACATTCTCCTGGCCGTATTTGTTCTGGACATACTCGAATACCATTTCGCGTTTATTGTCTTGGAAGTCTATGTCAATATCTGGTAGATCAGATCTAGTTACATCAATGAATCTTTCAAAAATCAAATCATGAGGTATAGGATCAATATCAGTGATGCCCAAAAGATAACAGACCAAACTGCCACAACTAGAACCTCTTGCCGGACCGACAAGCATATTCTTTTTGGCATAGCGCACCATATCTGCTACCAAATAAAAATAATCTTCAAATCCCTTTTCTTGAGTAAGCTTAAGTTCATAGTCTAATCTATTCATGTATACATCGTTCAATTCTAGTCCACGCTCTTGGGCGCCAATTAGACATAACTCTTTCAACGTTTGATTAGAACTAAATTGAATATTCTTAGCCATTTGTATTTGGGCTGTGCACTCCTCGGCAAGTCTATCAGCCAGGAGAAATGACTCATCTTCTAAATCAATTTCGTTTCTTAACTCCCATTCATCTAGAATATGCATAGGAGATGGTCGATCATTATGGTTTCTTCCGGATAATATTTCATATGCTGATCTATCATTAGGAGTGATCATATAGTTGTCTGATACCGGAACAACGTTCCCGTTTAATAATAAATGGTGCGATGTCGAGCCGTTCCCGGACACGAATACGCTAGGCGGAAGCTTAGAGTCCTGACCTAGACCTGTGCTACCGGATAATATTATAACATCATCTGAGAAATCTCTCAACTTAGAATATGGCAATCTAGGAACGTAATGAAAATTACTTGTCGCTTCTTCCATTGCTGAGTATATCTCGCGTAATCCAGCATTTGTTTTTGCTACTATAGGCAAATAGAACAATCGTTGTCGTTTCTGTTTAACTGTTACATCTTCTATGAACGCGAACTCACATCCAAACATAGGTTTGATACCGTATTCTTTACAGTATCTATCCCAAGGAACGTGACCGAAACAACTATTTCTATCAGTAATAGCGGCCGATTGGCAGCCTAGTTCTTTAAGTCTAGCAACGACTTTCTTTATATGTCCATAGGCGTAACGGAAACTATACTCAGTTCTTATTTGAAGCTGCGTTCGCATTATACCTATCCATCATTTTGGAAACTTCTTTGAGCTGTTCTAGATACGTAGCTTTGCGTTTTATTCTAGCTTCATTATGATCTAATCCATTCTTCTGCCACCATTCTTCTATAGTTTGATATCCGTGTAATAAGGTGTGTTCTTCTGGCCCAGGAGTATTAGTCATGTCGTTATGCCTTTCGTCCATTTACGTCTGATCATTTCTTTAAACACTTCCACTAAAGCTTTAGTGTCAGCTTCAGCGCGATGAGCCTCCACGAATTGCATTCCAAATAATTCTTCATATAAAGCACTTAATGACATTCTATATCCTTTGATTTTTAATATCTCTTCAACAGTGCATATATTATATGGTGGCCATGGAAAACTCGTTACTTTGTTTATACGTTTGAGTTCATTCTCTAATATTCTTTTGTCGAATTGAAGATTATGTCCTATAAGATGAGTCGTTCCTATGAAGAAATTGGCTATTTGGCGATAGTATCCTGCAAATGGTTTCTGATAGGCTACATCTTCATTCGTTATATGATGGATATTGATTACCTCTCCTGGTATTCGTATTGGTGGTTTAATGAGTTGCGAGAATACTTCTATGTTATCTAGATGAATATCCGTTTTGATACATGCTATTTCTACCATATGTGGTTGTTGTTCTAAGTCAGCAGCCTCTACCGCCAGTAGTGCTGTCGTTTCTGTATCCATGAATATTACGCTCATTCATTCTGTCCTTAGCAGTTGCGTTAATACGATCAAGTTACGTTCTGTTACACCTATGATTAGATTGATACCGATCCTAAATTTCCATTCAAATCCATCTGGATCCCAATATTGTTTCTGAAATAATTTTGACCAAGTTGTTTCAGTAAACCAACTCTTATGATAAGGATCTTCAAACGCTAGACTTGATTTGTAAAACGCTACACTGATATTCATCGTGCCTCCTGGCGCTAGAACACGTTGGCACTCTTTCATAAATCTAGGAATATTACTTATATGATCTAGCATTCCGTAACAATGTATGACTCCTACACTATTATCATCGAATGGTATATCGTCTGTCTCTGCGTTCCATGGCAAATCTAATACAATTGTATTCTCTATATGCTTAAAGCCTGCTCCTATATTCAATTTAAATAGTTCAGTCCGGCCAGGAGAAAAGCTTGGTATCGTTCTTAACATAGCAGTGAAGAATAGACTAGATAGATCCACTGGTTCAAGAAGCATCATTGAGATATTCCTCATCCAGTTCTTTTAGTATCATACAATATACCGACATATCTTGTAGACTATCTAGATGACCCTTATCAAAATTGAGAGTATATCGTAACAATTTGTTTATGATTTGCATTAATATGGCCATACGATTATAAGTTTCAGCATCATTGACGTTGATTCCTTCTGGGCAGAGCCACATGAATATTTCGCCTGCGCGTCTGTAGTTATCCTTATATACTGCTCCTCTCTCCTTGAATAGTTCTGCGGCTTGTATTAGATTATCTGCTGGATTCATCTTGCGCCTCCTGCTAGATCAATATTACTACCACTCATATAGTCAGCTTTACCGCTTAATACAAAATCAACTACATTTGCGATGTCTTCTGGCTGTAACCATTCTTGTCTTAGTAATCCTGCGCCCCAATATTCTTCCGCTTGTTCTCTATTGAGTTTACGATATCTTTGTAGTTCTGATATAGTTTTTTCAGTCATTGGTGTTCCTTCTGTATTTGACGGGTGTATACAGAACACATTATAGTTTTTAGGAGCCAATTCGTAAGCGATACATTTGGCGAAGTGCGCTAGTCCCGCTTTAGCAGCACAATAAGGAGCGGAACCATTAAGCACGCTTCTATAAGCCATCGAGCCTATAAATACAATATATTTCGGCCAAGGATTATTGATTGTATTTTGAACGAAATGTTTCGCCGCTAACATAGATACGGACAAGTTAATGAATACTGATTCAATTATTTCTTTATCCGGTTGATCCTCTATCCAATCTAGATGAGTATAACCATTAGCCAGTATTATTGCTGATAAATGATTACCGTGTTCCGATAAAGCGAATGGATTCCAATTATTTTTATCATATTCATGAACAGTCCATAGTCTGCGTCTTAATTTCCTAGCGATACGAGCGCCAATATTTTGTTCTTGATCGCTACCGACAACGAAAGCATCGTATGAGTATTCGTTATCATTCAGATATTTCTTTTTGGTTTCTTCTAGATACTTGGATGATATAGCTTCTTTGCTCATTTCTTACTCCTGGCGTAGAATGTCAAGATACTTCATTGCTGCCCAAGCTTTCGTTTCGTTTTGAGGTTTACCGGTTTCTTTGATCTCCTTGTCTAGTTGTTGAGTGAGATAGTATCCCAATTCTTTATGCGCTTCACTATTTCTCGGCATTATAAATGTTAGTGACCAAGGCCATACTTGTAACACTTGTTCAACCATTTGCTTTAATACTTGCGCATATTCGTCTTGAACTCTAGGAGTCATACGTTTCTTAACAAGATCAGAGAAGTTACGCAAGTTAATCTTCATACAAATATTAGTCAATACATTAGTCGGCAATACTCCACGAGCATCTTCTGGCTTGACGCCTCTACTAATCAATTCTTGATACGACTCATTAATTTTTCTCATACACTCTTGATACTCTGCCTTTTGTAATGCTCCTACTATAGATGGTCCGGTATAGTAATCAAATCCGGTCATATCAACAACGCGCATAGCCTGTTGCGCATATGATGCTGTTCTAGTTCTAACAAGTTGATGAGTAAACGCTCGCGATACTCCTTCAATAACGAATATGAGATCCACAAATTCCCAAGATGATGGAATAGTGGTGGACATATATTTTAATTCTTCCATCTTCTTTTCGCGTGGCCAATTGGTTATTTCTTCCAATCCTTTCGGGTTCATATTGAGTCTAGTATTCTTGGTGAAGATTAGAATATCAATAGCATCAGGTGTTGCGTATAGTAGTGTTACTTTCATTAGAAGTCTCCTGGCCAGTGCATTACACGTTGGTAGTTATTACGATGGGAGATGAAATTTTGTATATGCTTAATGTCTTTCAATACATCATCTAATAGTATTTGGCGCCAGGTAGCATATCGCCCTAGTGAGTATATACCATGAGTATCAGTTGCCCATAGTATAAATTTCTGGCGCTCATATTCATCTATCGGTATTATCTTGCCATATGGCTGTTCCTTTACTTGTACTTGATCAATTTTTACTCGATGATTATCAAATAAAATGTCTAGATATTGATCAATAAAGTTTAATGCACTTCCTCCTGGCGGGAGGAAAGTCAATTCCATTGTCATTTTATTGCCGGTGATACTGACACGATATGGTTCATTATTGCCGTATGGAATATATAACGTTTGATACACATCAACATTTAACAACTCGCAATTGATAGTCCATATTGGCCTCAATTTAAATATTGGAGCATCTCTATAGTCGAGTAGCCTCATTAATTCAGGCATTGGTATAGTTGATATGATCGGTTTGATTTTAGTTTCTAATTGTTCGCAATTATTCTCATATTCAATATCAACGTTATGACTTAGATGTTTGATAAAGTTATTGGGTGCTATGTATCGTGTCGCTTTATCTGTATTGATAATAGATCGCTCAATACATACGCCAGTAGATTTGAGAGAGTAAGCATTCATGTCTCTAATAGTTGGAGTATCAGTAATTGTTTCTCCATCGTTAGATAATATTCCTTTGTATACATTTACTTTCTTGAATGGCAATCCAATTGCTTCTCCTATTTCATTGGATCTAAATCGTAACAATGCTGAATGGTTATTTGGTAACGATTTTTGTTTCTCCAATACTATTGGATTGTAGAGCGACAACCTCCTGGCGGCCAGGAGCCCAGCCTGACCTGCGCCTAGTATTAACATTTTATGTTCCTTCAAACCATTCCCAAGCTAGCTTATCACCATATTTGTATAGATATCCAGGCTTAAGTTTAAACGGCCAAGGTTTGTTATTGAGTCTTTGATATACTGTTTGAAGAATACCAAGATGCTTTCTTGATAGTCTAATGTCCTCAAAATTCTTATCGGCAATATCTACATATTTCAATTCTGTATCGTTTAGTAATCTGAACCTAGTCTTAGCTTGATAAATAAAGTCTTTGAAATAAGTTACATCGACTGGATCATCAATCAAATTATAGGCTATCTTTTGACCGAAACGTTTAATTGTTTCCTCATCATAATCATCATTCCTATTATTTCTTTGCCGTTCCATTTGTTCTACATTGCTTCTTTCATCTGATGGTTCCTCATCAAAATACATTTCTTCTAATTGTTTGGCCATCTTTACTTGAAGCGTTTCCATCCTTTCCAATTTGTTCAATATTTCACGAGCAATTTCAGTATAATTCATTGGCGTTGTCATTTCCATTTCCTATTCCTTTATTTGTGGGCGCGGCTATTCTTACTCACCCTATTTTACCTGAGCAGAGTTTGCCTATACAAAGATGCTGAACCATATGAGGTCATCTATGTTAAAGAGAATAGCCATGTCGCCATGTGCGCCCGTCATGTGTGAGACCGCTCAGAACCTCTACTCAATTAGAACGTTACTGCATCACCATCAATATCGTTATTGTTATTTGAATCGCTAGGCTGTTCATATGATTCTTGTTGGATCGTTCCTTCCAAGAATTGTGATTGGAACAACTTAGCCTTTTCATATATTTCTTTACCGTTCGGAATATCAAATACACTTATATGTTTCGCATTATCATCTCCATATTTTTCAAACTTAGGCAACCACCAATTGCCCTTTTCGTTAGAGATGCGGTCTAGAGTGCATTTGTATAGATAATAATAATATGGTGGAGTAATGATTCTCCCGTCGCTCATCTTCATTCTAGTTTGAGTAAGCATACTAGAAAGGCGATTGGCTCGCGGAATAGCAGTGCGAGACATATTGAAAAAGGTAGGCTCAGCATCACCAGTTTTAGTATCGATGTCGAATATAAGAAATGATCTTTGCTTATCTATAATATGACCATCTTTCGTTACTGGATTGAATACATCACGCTGATCTGGTTCGCACAATGCTTTCCATCCATCGTCCATCCCCCAAATCTTTACTAGTCCACCACCAGTAGTTCGCGGCAACCACTCAATCGTTAGTTTCTGATGTCCTACAATACAGCAAATCATCCCCTCCTGGCCAGAGGTAACCTTACCATTCGCAGTATTATAGAACATACCAGACTTAGCGCCTGGTATATACTGGTTGCTGTCCTCTTGCGCTTCAGGAGAACCAGTCTGTAGTATCTTAACTCTGGGGACTACAAGTTCACTTCTATCAAATTTAGAATTAAGTTCTGATAGTCTAATAAGTTCTTGTTCTTCTGGGCTAAGTGTAGCAGGGACTTGCTCGGTTACGCTATCTTGACGATATACACGCTTGGCCATTTCGTTACTCCTATGACTCTATGATTGTCTTTTGACTGCGGTAGACTGAGAAGATATCCTCAGGAATTACCATGCTTTCTCTTTCCATTTCGCGGCCCCATGCTCCTAGTGTTGAATGATGTATTGTTCTTTCTGTCTCTACATCTCCTTTGATATGGTTACGAGCAAACAATATGATTTGTTTAAGTGTATCGTTATCCACGCCAGTAGGCAATAATATTCTAGTCTTTACCATTCCGTCGTGATGATGGTGGACTAACCATTGATAGGCACTTTCCATTTTATCTTTAGCGATGCTGATCTTAAATACTGGTGCTATTGATAATGTAGTTCCATCGGATAATCTGAATGATGACAGACCTATATTGATCATTAGGTCTGGTAGATCTGATTCTGATATTAGATTGAATTGTTCTTCATAAAACTTTAGTTGTCGCTTTAATCGGTTTATGCTTTCATTTAACTCTCTCATTTTCTCTGCTAATTGTATCGCTTGTTTTAACCGTTCCTCTTTTACTTCCATTTGATTTCCTTTCCGATATGCTTGCTTAGGCAAGCGAAGAAAAGTCTAGCGCGATTTCTCGCGCTAGTAAAGAGGCTATCTATCGTATGATAACCAGGCATCATAATTCTGTATTATATTAGATTTTACAGTATCAAATATA